AGAACCCGTTCGCCGGCCTGGAATCGTTGATGGATTTTTTGCACGACAAAGCCCGCAAAACAGGATCATGCGTAGTCGGTTTACATCATGTGACCGGTAAGTACAACGATGCCGAAGGCCATGTGCCACTCTCGGGTGTGAAGGGGCAGTTGGCGCGGGTGCCGGAAATGGTTTTGACGCTGCATAAAGTGAACGAACCGTTGGGGCCGGCTTCCCTGCGGATTTCCACTGTGAAGAACCGGGCGGGTAAGGCTGATCCTTCTGGTTTTGATTATGTGGCGTTGGACTTTTGGGGTGACACTATGACCATTAAGGACAGATCGTGAACTTGGATGTTTTGTTGACTGTTGCTTTGTTCATTTGGTTGGCGAATGTGTTGTTGATTGCTTGGGTGGTGTCTAGGTGACGACGGCTAGGCGCAGGCCAAGTAATCGTTCTCAGGATCGACGGCACAAACGGAAGAACTGCATTGATTGTGTTGATGAAGGGATCACGACTGGGAGGAAAGCGCCGCACCCCGGACCTAGGTGCGCCACACACCACAGGGCCAAAAGGGCCAGTAGACGTTCCCAAACGCAGGAGCAGCGTTGGATTCAGGTGTATGGGATCACATCGGAAGACTATTGGGCGATCTATCGGTATCAGCTTGGGAAGTGTTTCATCTGCCAGCGTGCCACAGGGGCTAGGCGAAAGCTGTCCGTTGACCACTGTCACAAAACAGGTGTTGTTAGAGGACTGCTCTGTTCGACCTGCAACTCGAAAATATTGGGTCACGCCAGGGATGAGATTGCGTTCTTTGAGCGGTGTATCGACTATTTGACTGAGCCGCCGGCGGTTCGTGTTATCGGTGCGCGAGTCACACCCGACATGCAAACTTGACTTTAGGAGCAACATTGAGATTACTAGACCTTTTCTGCGGCGCTGGTGGTGCGGCAATGGGTTACGTCCGGGCAGGCTTTGATGTAGTAGGCGTAGACATCGCGCCACAACCTAACTATGCCGGCCACATGTTCGTCCAAGGTGACGCACTGGACTTCCTGCTATGCAACTACACCAAGTTCGATGCTTTTCACGCCTCACCGCCCTGCCAAGCGCACTCCGCGCTGGGGAAAGGAACTAACGATAACTCGGAGGACTACCCGGACTATCTTGATGCGACTAGGGCTGTCCTGTCCATGATAAATAAGCCTTATGTGATCGAGAATGTGCAGGGAGCCCCGATGCAGAACCCGATCACGTTATGTGGGGAAATGTTCGGTCTGCGGGTTATCCGGCATCGTCTGTTTGAGTCGAACATCGAGTTGGAGCAGCCGCAACACATCAAGCATCGAGGGCGGGTTGCGGGTTGGCGGCACGGCGAAAAGTTCGACGGCCCTTACTTCGCGGTGTACGGCAACGGTGGTGGAAAAGGCACGCTCCAAGAATGGAGGGACGCTATGGGGATGCCTTGGTGCCAAACGAAACTGGAAATCGCTGAGGCGATCCCACCGGCGTACACAGAATACATAGGCAAACAACTATCATCACACCTTGACAGTGGGTAGACACAGGGGCAGGTTCAAATGGCAAAAACACACAAAACACAAAGGAAACCTCAAAACCTATTGGACAAACCCTAACAGGCGACACAACAAACACAGGAAAACACCATTGATAACCCAAGCGATCCAATACCTCACCCCAGGATGGGAACCACCCCCGGACAACGGAAAGAAATGGGTACACACCCTGTGCCCATTCCACCCCGACTCCATCAAATCAGCCGCAATCTCCTACCAACTAGACGCCTTCAACTGTCTCGGCTGCGGAGTCAAAGGCAACCCGGTGACGCTGATCGCCACACAGAAAGGAATCAACTATTCATCAGCTAAACGAATCGCAGAGACACTATCTGCTGCAAGCGGCCAAACACTACCACCAAAGCCTACCCGCAAGCCCAGCATCAGAGTATTTGACGACTAGAGGTTTACAGAACCCGTCAATCGGTGACAGATACAAACTTGGATTCGTGGCAGATCCGATGCCGGGGCATGAAATGTTTCGCGGATACCTAGCCATACCGTATCTCAGGCCGGCAGGTGTTATAGCGATCCGTTTCCGATGCCTCCAAAACCACGAACACCAAGGGCACGGCAAATACATGTCAGTGGCAGGGGACAAACCGCACCTATACAACACCGCCGCCCTCATGCAACAAACCCCGGTGGTGGCGATCACAGAAGGTGAAATAGATGCGGTAACCGCAGACCTGTGCGGAATCCCAGCAGTGGGGGTGGCTGGGGCACATTTATGGCAACCCCATTTCCGTGACCTGTTCCTCGGATACCGGGATGTTTTTGTTTTGGCTGATGGTGACCAGGCGGGGCAGAAGTTCGGAACGTCGATAGCTGAACAGTTGCCTAACGCGAAAGTGATCCCTATGCCGCCGGGGGAGGACGTGAACTCCTTGGTGGTCAAACACGGCAGGAACGCTTTAATCGAAAGGATCAAATGAAACAGGTGATTGTTTACACCCAACCTGGGTGCCGGCCATGCACAAGGGTTGTGCAGAAGATGTGGGATGCCGGCATGGACCCGGAGATTGTGGATATCAGCCGCGATCTAGTGTCAAAAGATTATTTGGAACGGTGGCTTGGGGCGAAGTCAACCCCTGTTATTGAGGCTGACGGGTTCGACCCGGTTATCGGTTATCAGCCTGACAAGTTGAAGGAGATTATCAATGCGTTTGGAAATTAACTTCACGGTGGGTATGGAGTTCCCGAAGTGGGTTGAGCGGATCCACGACTATGTTTGGTCGGAAGAAAGTGAAGAAGATGCTGATTAGACGTAAATCCACCTTGACTGGTGTGGTTCGTGAAATGGATTTACCTGTCACAGAGAAGCAGATCAGTTTATGGAAGGAAGGGGTGTTCGCGCAGCACGCTTTCCCCGATCTGACACCTGATGAGCGTGAGTTCATCATGACTGGTATCACGGCTGAGGAATGGGATGAGGCTTTCAGTGAGTGAACTTAAAACTGTTGCGGAGCTACTGGACGCCGCCCAGGACGGGGAACAGTTCGGGGCCGTGGTGATGGACATTTTTGCGGCGTTGGAGAAGTTGAAGTGGAAAGAGCAGGATGACGATGAGTGACCCGATCAACCCTGACCACTACCAGTTCGCTAACGGGTTCCAGGTGATCGACCTGACCGAAAACTTGAATTTCTGTTTAGGCAACGTGGTGAAGTATGTGGCCCGCGCAGGCCGCAAATCACCTAATCCTTTGGAGGATTTGATGAAAGCACGATACTACCTCAACCGCGAAATTGATCGGCTGGAAAATTGAGTAAACGAATCTTCGTTATCTCCGACACCCAAATCCCATACCATGATCGTAAAGCACTCAAAGCGGTAATCAAAGCCATAGGTGACCTGCAACCCGACGAGGTAATCCACATCGGGGATTTGATGGATTTCCCGCAGCCGTCCAGGTGGAACAAAGGAACCGCCGGCGAGTTCGAGGGATCTGTGTTCGCTGACTCCGAACAAGCCAAACGGATATTCCTCGAACCTTTACGCAAAGTGTATGCAGGCCCAGTCGGTGTCCACGAAGGCAACCACGACGAACGGCCACGCACCTACCTAGCCAAGTATGCGCCAGCACTCGCGGAGTCAGGGGCGTTCAACCTTGACACCCTACTTGACTTTAGGCAGTATGAGATTACAATGTTACCTGAGTTCAACAAGATTGCACCTGGGTGGATCACCACTCATGGGCATCGGGGCCAGATCAGCTTGTCCAGGGTTGCCGGCAACACCGCGTTGAACGCGGCGGTGAAGTTCTCAACAAGTGTGGTGATGGGTCACACGCACAGGATGGGTGTGTGTTCGAAGACGAATGGTTTCGCCGGGAACATCACCCGGCAGATCACAGGTGTTGAGGTTGGTCATTTGATGAACCAGAAACTCGCCCAGTATTTGAAGGGTGGGACGGGTGACTGGCAGATGGGGTTCGCCCTGCTCACTGTTGATGGTGGGCATGTTAAACCGGAGTTGGTTCCGATCACGAAAGGAAGATTCACAGTTGATGGTCAAACATGGGAGGTCTGACTTGACAGTAGGGAACAGCAGGATTGACGAGTTGGCTGATCTGATCGGTAAAGCCGCTAAGACTGTGGCTTATCAGTGGCCCACGGTGGTTGATGAAGACGATCTTCAACAGGACATTTACATCAATTTGTTGGAGAGCCCCGGATCTGTCGATAAGTTGCTGGACGATTTCGAGGCAAAAGATCGTCTGAACGCAATCATCGCTATCGGTCACAAGATTGCGTCTAAAGAGCGGCTGGACTACGAGGTTTTCTCGGGGAACTTCCGGTACTCGGTCAACGAGGTCAAGAAGCTCCTTGAGAAGCAAACCTTCAAAGACGCGAAATTGGGAAGAACAGCCACATCGGGCGACTTGCTTACTGGGATGGATCGCTTACAGGAGACAGCCCCGCAGTACGCCGAAATTATTCACCGAAAGTATGTTCAGGGCGAAAATGTTTCGGCGGTTGACGCAGAGAGAAAGCGTGCAGAAAGGGCGGTAGAAGCTCTGACAACGGAAATGAACCGTTCCTTCAAAAACCAGCCCCACGCCGGCCCAGGGAGCCGCACAAAAATCAGTGCAGCGAAAGCCCGACAGATATCGAAAACCGATTGGGACGACGACAGCAGCGAAGCTGTGCAACGGCTGCAAAACCAGGCCAGGGCTAGTGGACGGTGAACGAATACATCGACCCGCAAACCGGGCTCAACAACATCGACCTGATCCTCGAAGACCACAGAAAAGCTAAACAACTGGACATTAGGGAACCGGAGGAGGACAATGAATATCATTGATCCTGTATTCAACGGGATGGGCAGATCGGAGCTTTACCGCTCACTGATCTTCCCCGATCTGTTCCCCCATGAGAAACCAATGCTGGTTAACAACTGGCCTCTCGATGACCTCCAAATGTACTGCGGTGGCACCTACATGATGATGAAAGAGATTGCATGACTAACTTTGGACCCACAGGGCAACTCGTTTACGAACGCACCTACAGCAGAACCCTCCCAGACGGCACAAAAGAAACCTGGCCGCAAACCGTCGAACGGGTAGTAGACGGCAACCTCGCCCTGGTTGACAAGCGTTACCAACTTGAGGATGAACGCCAGCAGTTGATCGACATGATGCTCGACTTCAAGATCCTCCCCGCTGGCCGGCACTTGTGGGCATCCGGTGTGAAGAACGCTGAACACCTGTTCAACTGCTGGGTTGCCGGGTGGACTGATGAGCCCGCCGATCACTTCGAGTTCACCTTCATGCGGTTGATGGAGGGCGGCGGGGTAGGTGCCAACTACAGCAACAAGTATCTGTCCCAGTACCCGTTGGTGAAGCAGGCACTCAAGGTCGAAATCGTTTGCGACCCGGAACATGCGGACTATGACGATATGAAGGCTGCCGGGGTGCTGTCCGAAACGTATGATCCGGACTGGTTCGGGGCGTTCAAGATTGAGGACTCCCGCGAGGGGTGGGCTGCCGCCTTAGTCGATCTGATCGACACCCACTACAACCCTGTTGTTGAACACCGCAACCGGGTGTACGACGTGTCCCGTGTGCGCTCCGCAGGCTCCAAGCTGAAAACCTTCGGCGGTAGGGCGTCCGGCCCTTTGCCGTTGGCGAAAATGCTGATTGATGTTTCGCAGGTGTTCAACCGGTTGGCGGTGGACCTCGAAATGCTTGACGGTATCTCCGCTATGGAAATCGACCATGCTATCGCACAGTGTGTGGTTGCCGGCGGTGTGCGCCGATCCGCACGCATGGCAATGATGCACTGGGCTGACCCCCAGATCGAAAAGTTCATCGACATCAAGCAGGAAAGCCTGTCGCACTGGACAACCAACATCTCCGTTGAGGTTGATGACAAGTTCTGGTACCAGGCCAAGCAAGGGCCTGCGTGGCTCGCCGCCCGCGTACTGAAAGCCCTATCGCGGGGAATGGTGAACAACGGTGAACCAGGCTTCTGGGACAGCGCCCTATCCAACGTCGGTGAACCCAACGAGGTTGTGTGTACTAATCCTTGCGGGGAAATCACGTTGGAGCCGTGGGAGCCGTGCAACCTTGGGCACGTCAACCTGGCCGGGTTCGTGGACGAACACGGCAGGGTGGACACCTTTGGGATGGACAAGGCGCACCAGTTGATGACCCGGTTTCTCATCCGGGCCACCTTCTCCGCTGTGGGTGACCCGAAATCCCGTGAGGTTCTGGACCGCAACCGGCGCATCGGTGTCGGGCACTTCGGGGTTGCCTCATTCCTGGCTATGTCGGGGTTGAAGTATTCCAAAGCGCCGGACAGCCGGGAGTTCCAAGCTCTGCTGAATCAGCTTGCAACAACGGTGGATTACTCGGCTTCGGCGTTCTGCCACGAACTCCGAATCCCTGTGCCGGTCAAGAAGCGCACCATCGCACCGACAGGCACTATCGCCAAAATGCCTGGTG